TGGCTTGATGTTGCTCGTAATTATGGACGACTAAAGGATGCGCCAGACGGTAAGGATTATCGTGTGATGGGATTCAACCCATGTGCGGAGCAGCCATTGGAATCATACGAATTATGTACACTTGTAGAAGTGCACTTGAATCGTCATGAATCTAAGGAGGACTTCCTGCGTACCCTTAAGTTTGCATACCTTTATGGAAAGACTGTAACACTTGTTCCAACACACTGGCCACAAACAAACGGTATCATGCAACGCAATCGTCGTATTGGTACATCACTTACTGGTATTGCATCTTTTGCAGATCAAAAGGGTTTGCCAATTGTTCGTGAGTGGATGGATGAAGGATACAACAAGATCCGTCACTATGCCCACCAGTATTCAGAATGGCTATGTGTTCGTGAATCAATTCGTGTAACAACGGTTAAGCCATCAGGATCAGTTTCAATTCTTTCTGGTGCAACTCCTGGAGTTCACTGGGGACCTGGAGGAGAGTTCTTCCTTCGTGCAGTCCGATTTGGAACTACAGACCCAATGGTTCATTTGTTTAAAGCAGCAGGGTACACAATTGAAGATGACGTAGTATCAGCAAACACATCAGTAGTTTACTTCCCAATTAAGTCAGGTCATCCAAGATCTGAAAAGGATGTTACATTATTTGAGAAGATTGCTCTTGCTGCAACTGCTCAAAAGTATTGGTCTGATAATGGAGTTTCTGTAACACTCTCATTTGACAAGGAAACAGAGTCAAAGCACATTGTTCCAGCACTCAATATGTATGAGGGACAACTAAAGGCTGTTTCATTCCTACCAATGGGAAACACCGTTTATCCGCAGCAACCATACACAGGCATTACTGAGGAGCAGTATGAGTCATATATTGGTAAATTAAAGCACATTGATTTTGCTGCAATTTACGACGGGGCAGAGAACCTTGAGGCTCAAGGAGAGATGTACTGCACTACAGACTACTGTGAAATTAAAATAAACAAGTAGGCTTCTGTGGTAAAATAGACTTATAATGTCTAATCCATCAAACCTATATGCAGAAAAAATCTATGCAGAGCATCCTATTGCTCTTTGGGCATTAGATGATACTGCAGACTATATAAGTTTAATAACTGAAGCACAAAGAAGCGTTTCTTCTTGGAAAGATAGTGACGGAAATGCACTTGGGGCAACAGCCATAACTGTTACAGATGTGACTGATCAGCCATTTCCTGAAAGCAATACAACTAAGATAACTGGAAGCCTGCCATCAGGTTTATCTGGTCAGGTAGTGTGTGTAAGTGATAACATAATTAATTTTAGCCTTTTAAATAAAACTCTTTCTACATTTTCAATTGGAGGGTTCTTTAATTCTCTTAGTACATATGTTTATAGTTTTGAAATAGGATACGAATATGTAGATACAACATCTGGAAATAAAGTTCAAAGACTAAAAAACTACCCAGTGTTTTCGTATGACAAATGGTTTTTTATATCTGAAACTTTTGAAATACCAGAAGACAACACAGAGTTTAGGGTTGTTATAAAGATCAATTATATAGGCGGTGCTTTAAGTTCTGATGACTATACTTTCTTGGCTAATGGTATAACTGTTGGTCAGTGGTCAGAAGAATTTAACTCTTCATCCCTTGGAGTAGAACAGTCTTTGTTGCCATCTGAAATAGCAATAGAGTCTTCGTATGGAATAGAAGCAAGCGCATACAGCCTTGAAGATAAAAAAGGCTACTATCTTGTTTCTGATAACAGCCTTATGGCAAAAAATACAGGGATCCCTTTAGTTTATGGTGCTTCCAATCTTACAAAACTTTTGCCAAACAAAGATACGCTGGGTGCTACAAAGCCATCTTTAATTATTCCAGGACTTGGGTTTATGGGAGAAGACGGTCAGTATAAAGAATATACTTTGGAGGCTTGGGTAAGAATTAACTCAGACTCTGTAACTAAGAAAAGAATTATTGGTCCGATAGGTTCTGATGACGGACTTTATGTAGAAGGACCGTTCTTAATTTTAAAAATTGGAAACAACTTTGGATCTTACTATGTTGGCGAATGGACAAGGCCAATGTTACTTCACATAAGACTCTCCGAGAACAGTGGATCTCTTCTTATAAATGGAGAAGAGGTTATATCTTTAACTTATTTGAGTTCACAATTAAACTTTCCTTCACGATTGCTAAATACTAAAAACCAAGACTGGATAGGCTTTTATGCATACGAAGATGTCTCTCCAATAGAACTTGACTGTGTTGCTATATACACATATTATGTTCCAATAGTTCTTGCTAAAAAAAGGTTTGTTTATGGTCAGGGTGTTGAATTCCCCGAGGGAATCAATCAATCCTATAGCGGATCATCTATATATGTTGACTATCCATTTGCAGATTATACAAATAACTATTCATATCCAACGCTTGGAAATTGGTCACAAGCAATAGTTGACAATCTTAGTACACAGGACAATCGTTTATCAACGCCAGATTACATTCTTCCAGAAATTGTTTTAGAGTCTGGCTCACTTGATCAAATATATAGCACACTAAAAGATCAACAAAATGAAAGCGAAAAATTCTTTTCTTTTGGGCTTACAGATGGTTACATGTATTTTGAAGATTTAAACTTTTTAAAAGAAAGGCTAAAATCTTTTTATGGTTCTTTTAAGTTTTTGTCTAACTCAACAGATAAACAAATTTTGTTTAAGTTAGAGTCAAAAACATCATCTAACTATTTTGAAGTATATTCTGAAGGCTTAACTGTTGTATATAAGTTATATTACGGTGGGTCTGAGCGTATACTATTAACTTTATCTCCTATAGAAGTTGGGGAACTTTTTTCTATAGGTCTCGATATAGACGCAGTTGCTAATTATTTTGGTGGAAATGTTGCTTCATTTTTTGGAAACGTAAATTCTTTAAGTTTGTACATTGGAGGAAACTCAGGTTTAACAGAAACTTTTACTGGCAAAATATATAAGACGGGGTTTTGTACTTCCAGAAATCATAAAGATATAGAATCAATGTTCAATGAAAAAGGAATTGTTATAGAAAATGATAGCGTTTTTGCTGAATATTTACAGACTCCAGATGTAGAATATAACTCAACAGAAGATTACTTTGGTAATAACCCAGGGGAGTGGGACCTTATAGTTGATGCAGGTCTACCATCTTTAGCAACAGCAAATACTCTTCAGTCACACACAGCAAGTTATACCCTGTCACCATCTTTATATTTTGAAAATTATCAACTTGATATAGATATCCAGGGATACTGGGAAGACTATATTCCGTTAACATACTTTGCCAAATATGTAAAAGATAAAAAAAATAAAAGTTATTACGATTTAGATTTTATACAGTTTAACATAAACTATCCATCTCCTTCAGTTTTTATAGAAGAAGAGCAATTGGGTTCTTGGACATACAAAGAATTATCAGAAGAATACAGTAAGCCTATTCAAAGAGACTATTCTTCTTTAGGAAATCAACTTTTTACAAACTATTTAGATTATAATAATTTAAAAAATAAAGCCTATAAAAACTATAAGTACGATACAACAGATTCTCTTGTTAGGTCTTATATAACTTTTCAGTATATAAAAAATGGTGCAAATCTTTCATCAGAAAATTTTGTAAATATTGAGAAACCGTCAAACGACTCAATAGTAATCCCAGGAGAAGACTGGAGATCTAGCAAGTATGAGGTTATTGACAATATGATTGTTTATCCTCCTAAAAATATAAATGTTTTAGATCTTGCACTTGTTACTCACTTAGAGTTTAAGGTAAAAGGAATATTAAAAAAGAAGGTGTATTTAAGAAGTTTAGAATATGCATCTCAGGCTTTTAATGAAACATCTGTTAATCCAGTAGGAACTAGATTTGGACAAGATGTCTACCCTTATAAAAAATCTGGTTTCTACTATGACTACAAGAGCACAAACCCTTTTACAATCTATAAGGGCAGTTCTCCATATTTGTATTTAACAAGATACACTGGCTTAGAATTAAAAGGTGCATACGATCCAAGAGAAAACCGTGGATTATCTATTCCAATCAACAAAGAAAAATCAAATGACTTTAAGGTTTTAGCAATGCAAGCAGCAATTAGATATGACAAAGATGCATTCCCTTATTCATCTACAGAAATTTTTGAAATTAAATCAATTAAAGAGCACATAAAGTTTTATATGGTTGCAATCCATCCAACTGGAGAAAGAGCAAAAATATATGCAGTTGACGCAATAACTGGTAGATTAGAAACTGGTATAGATTTTTACTGGAACGGAAAGATTGTAAAAGAGCCAGTGATAACCATTAAAGAGTGGGGATTTCTTGGCATCTCTTTCCCAAAACTATTAGAATTTACAAACACTGTGGGAGTTATTAATTTTAATGGACCAATAACCTTTAACACTGTATCATACTATCAGTCTACAAACCTTCAAGAGGTTCAATTGATTCAGCCAAGATCTTGGTTTTCAGTCGAGAACGCTCCCCCAGAGGTCCTTGATTGGGACTATTGGCGATCTTCAGACTTTGATTGGGAAGGGGTAAAAATTGTTTCTTCAAAGAACTTTTATGGTGTCAGCCCCTCCACTATCTATAAAAGTTATACAGGAACAAACAAGATTATTATTGATAGTTCAGGAACTCTTATTGTTAATAGTCTTAGGTCGACTACAGACCATGTATATAGGATCTATTCTGGTATAACGTCAAAACTAATAACCGTTCCTGCTGTCTAATATGGTATACTTGAGTATATGAATACCCAAGATCCACGCAAAAAGAAGAAAGCATTGCCCAGAATGAAGGGGCAAATAGGTGAGTCTCGTGCAAAAATTATTGAGAAGCACTACGATTGGGGCCTTTACGTCTACAAAAAGGCTAACGGAAAATGGTTTACAGATGGAAATGGCTCTGTTTTAAACATTGAATCTCAAAAGGGAGACATCCTTCAGATATCTAAATTAAAAGATGCTGCAAAATATTACGGGGATGAAGGAGATGGAACATGTGTCTTTGTTCCAGGTCTAACAAGAATCTCAGAAGAAGAATATTCTGAACAAAAACAAAGATTAGCAGAAGGACTTATTCCTTCAATGAACGATCTTGGTGCAGTACAGGCAGCCAAAGATACTATTGCAAAATATGGAAGTGATGACTAATGACTGAAGATAAAGATTTTTTTATTAGAGCAAAGACTGACAATCTTTTGCCAGAAGATGATACTTTTACAAAGCAAGATCCATTTAATCAGTCATGGGATGTAATCAAAGACTTACAAGGGCTTGATCCTAACTTTAAAAGACGAACATCTCGAATAGTCAAAGGGGAGGCAACTCAAGGATATATTGATAGTTCAAGAGCAGAAAGCGTCGGTATCAACGGAGCAAGGTCTAAAGAGATAAACTCAGGAACTGTATTTAGAAATGCTTACGGACTGTTTGATGTAATTACTCCACCATGGAATTTATATGAACTTGCAAGTTTTTATGATACCTCTTTTGCTAACCATGCTGCTATTGATGCAAAGGTAGAAAATATTGTTGGTCTTGGATATGAGTTTAAAGTTTCAAAAAGAACTATGCTTAAGTTAGAAGCATCAGAGCCAAAGACTTCTGAGAATGCAAGAAAAAGAATTGAAAGAGCAAAAATTGAAATGACTGATTGGCTGGAGTCTTTAAATGATGAAGATTCTTTTACAACAACAATGGAAAAGGTTTTTACTGATTTACAAGCAACAGGAAATGCCTACCTTGAGGTAGGAAGAACCGTTCGTGGAGAAATTGGATATGTGGGTCATATTCCATCTACCACAATGCGTGTACGTAGATTGCGTGATGGATATGTTCAGGTTATTGGAAACAAAGTTGTGTACTTCCGTAATTTTGGAGGAACAAACCCAAACCCACTTGGAACAGATGCAAGACCAAACGAAATTATTCACTTTAAAGAATATTCACCACTAAACACTTTTTACGGAGTACCAGATATCATGTCTGCAATTGGATCATTACACGGAGACCAACTTGCATCACAGTACAATATTGATTACTTCCAGAACAAAGCAACACCAAGATATGTTGTAACTCTTAAGGGCGCAAAGTTATCTGCTGAGGCAGAGGATAAGATGTTCAGATTCTTGCAGACAGGCCTTAAGGGTCAAAACCACAGAACACTATACATTCCATTGCCAGGAGACTCTGACACCAACAAAGTAGAGTTTAAGATGGACCCTGTAGAAAATGGAATTCAGGAAGCATCATTTAAAGAGTATAGAAAGCAGAACAGGGATGATATTCTTGTTGCTCACCAAGTTCCCCTTTCTAAAATTGGTGGTTCTGATTCGTCAGCAATTGCTGCAGCACTCTCACAGGACCGTACCTTTAAAGAGCAGGTTGCAAGACCAGCCCAGAGAAATCTTGAGAAGATGATTAATAAAATTGTAAAAGAAAAGACAGATATTCTGGAGTTTAAGTTTAACGAACTTACACTTACAGACGAGATTGCTCAATCACAAATTATCGAAAGACTTGTCAAGACACAGGTTATGCTTCCAAACGAGGGCCGAGAACTTCTTGGTCTTCCACAGATTGAAGGTGGCAATGAGCCATTTGATCCAAAGCCAGAACAGGCAGCAAATGATAATGCAAATAGAGCAAGGGATACGGAAAGAGTCAACAACCAGTCAGATGGACCAGCCACAACAAGTGGAAGAAATCCAAAAGGCGAAGGTCGTAAGTTTGATGACTTGACCGATTTGTCCAAATAGTGATACTTTAATAAAAAAGGGTATATAATATAATAACCATGATTATATCTAAAGCACATTGGAATTCAGATGGAGATAATCTCCGTCTATCTATGCCTTTTAGCAAGGTAGATAAAGAGCGAAGAATCGTATCAGGCTTTGCATCCCTTGACAATCTTGACAAGCAAGATGATATTGTAACAGCAGAAGCATCAATGGAAGCATTTGCAAAATTCCGAGGGAACATTAGAGAAATGCATCAGCCACTAGCAGTAGGCAAAATGGTAGACTTCAAAGCAGAAAAGTATTTTGATCCAGAATCAAAGAAATTTTATAACGGAGTATTTGTTTCAGCATATGTTTCAAAGGGTGCACAAGATACTTGGGAAAAGGTTCTAGATGGAACGCTTGCTGGTTTTTCTATTGGCGGAAGAATGAATAAATGGGACGACGGGTTTGACGAGAAGTCAGACAAAGTAATTAGGATTATTAAACAATACGATTTGGTTGAGTTGAGTCTTGTAGATTCCCCAGCAAATCAGTTTGCAAATATTGTCTCTGTTGAAAAGGTAGATGGAGTAGATGTATTTAAGGGTGACTCAACAGTTTTAGAAAATGTATTTTATGATAAAGCAAATGGCATAGTTTTATCATCTGAGAATGACTCAGAACTTAGCCCAATAACTGGGGAACAAATGGAAAATATAGGTTTCGTTGAAAAAACGGATAACGAAAAAGTAACAATGATAAAATTCTTAGTCGATAGTGCTAAAGGCATTAATACTTCTAAGATTAACAAGGAGGTACAACCTATGACAGCAAACACAGAAACAGTTGCAGAAGTTATTGAAACAGAAGCATCAGTAGAAGTAGAAAAGTCAGAGGTCGCTCCAGAGGTTGATGCCGTAGTTGAGGCACCTACAGAAGAAGTTGCTAAGGCCGATGAAGCCCTAGTATCTGAAGAAGTTGCAAAGTCTGAAGAGACTCCTGCAGTTGATGTAGTTGAAGAAGTTACAGAAGTATCTAAATCAGATGAGGCAGTTGTTGACTCAGTTGCTGAAATCAAGAACACTCTAGAATCAGCCTTTAGCGATCTAGTTTCAACAGTTAAGTCTTTGCAGGCAGAAGTAGAAATG